GCTCCCCTCCCCCTCAGTATAAAGCGCAAGGCATAGAAATACAAGGAGAATTTGAAATGAGATTTATCGACCGCAGAAATTGCAAGAGTGCATTTGAAAAGGGCGAGAGCCGCGAAATCAAGAGCATGGGCGCTCTCACGCAAGAGGCCGTCAAAATCGCCGAGCAGAATGGCCTCGGCGTCATGCAAAACAGAGGCGGTGCTTTTCGCGTTATTCGCGCCTGCGGCCTTGGCGCCTATGAGGACTTCTTCTCTACCCTTGAAGAAGTCGATGCATTTATCAAAAACCTGAAAAAGTGAGGGGAACACAAAATGATGATGTCCGAATTTATCGACCGCACCGGCTTCGAGCCGACCGCCAAAGAGTACGCCAAGATCGAAGAAGCCTATTACGACTTCGACGGTGACAAGGACGCCTTTTGTAAGGCTTTCGTCAAGGACGGCGGGGCGCGGAAGCTCTGCAAGGCCAGAGCCGCCGAGATCGACCGACTGAACAGCCTGCTGCTGGAGAGCGAGCGGCAGTACAAGAAGGATATGGCCGACCGTGAAAAGCGGATCGACGAGTTGACCGCCGAGCTGGACCGTGAGCTTGAATGGAAGCCCAGCGATGGTGCCGGCACGAACATGGAGCAGAAGCGTTACGAGGAGCTTGCCAAATACGGCAAGGCGATGACCGACGAGGAGGCCAAGGCGTTTATCACTGACGAGTGCGGCTTCGATCCCGAGAAGATCCGCATTCTGCACGAGGTCAACACCTACGAGGTCAATAAGCACCGCCACCTTCGCAAGTCTGGCACCTTCGACCGCGCGCCCGTGTACGAGGCCACCGATTGGAACTATGTCCGCTTTGACTGCGCCTGCTTCATGTACGAGCTGGTCAACGGCGAACTCCGCTTCTACTGCTGCTAAATCACCGCCCGCCCCGGAGGTCACGAGGGCAAGGAGGAATTCGAAATGTACGGAACAGTCATCATCAAGACCGCCTCGGCGCAGGCACAATTCAAGACATGGGCGCATGACAGCATCTATGCTTTTCTGACTGACCACGGCTATAGCCACGACACAGCCGCAGATGTTGCAGGCTGGGCGGACCTCGCCTCGGTTGGTGAGGAATACGAACTTGACGGTGCCGCAATTATTATCGTCGATTAACGAAGTGCCTGACCTATCGGGCCTACGGGGAGAAAGGACACGACCATGAACAAAATCCGCCGCAAGAATTTGCAGAGTATCATCGACCAGCTGGAGGAGCTGAAAGGCAGCCTCGAAGACCTCCAGGCTGAGGAGGAAGAGTACCGCGACAATATCCCTGAGAATATGCAGGAGAGCGAGCGCTACGAAAAGGCAGACGAAGCCTGCGACAACCTCTCCGAAGCTGTGGATAACCTGGAGGAAGTCATCAGCAGCATCGAAGCTGCCATTGAGTGAAAGGCGCGAGCATGAGGAAAATTACTGTCTTCGATTTTTGCAGCCAGATCGGCGCGGCCAGCGATGAAATCCCCGTTGTGGTGAAAGCTGGTATGCAGAAAATCGGTTGCTTCCGTAGCTTATACAAGATTCCGGCGCAAGCGACGCCGGGAGTGCTGGAAGCCAAAATCACCTATGTTACCATGGGGCGCGAAGAAATCATCATCCAGGTCGCATTGAAAGACTACAACACCAAGCTGTAACTGCTTGACTAGCTGACCTATCGGCACGACGGGGAGAAAGAGTATCGCAATGGAAAAGAAAGATTTGACCTTTACATTTGACCCCAATGATTTTGACGGTATGTGTGAGCTGATGGATAGGTATGGCGATAGCGACACGATGTTCATGGGCGTCAATACCGAATTTGAGGAAACGGAAATTTCCATCTTTCCCGATAAAATCGTCTATGCGACCTACCAGCACAACGGCTGGAAGCGTGAGAATGTCTACTGGCGCGACGGTACTCGCGAAGAAACATTCAAGGGCCGCTGGAAGTCCAGAAATTAACATGAGGAGGTACACCATGGAGAGCAGGTCTTGGACGGTCACATATCGCAATCGTGACAACGGCCAGCGGATCACCGCCGCCGTATTCGCAGCAGATCCGCAGCAGGCGCAGGAAAAGGCTCAAGCCGATGGCCAGATCGACGACCGCGAGGTGTGGGAAATCGAGAGCGTCGAGCCACACGAGGAAACGCTGGCGCGGATTCTCGTTGCTGAATTCAGCAAGAAGCAGCAGGGCGGGCATTTTGCCTGCCCCCGCTGCGGGAAGATGACGATGGACGCGGAGAGCGTCACGCGCAACGCTCTAAGCCGAAGGGCCACGGTCTATATCTGTGATGCCTGCGGAATGCAGGAGGCCTTGGAGGACATGATGGACAGCATAACTCCGCTGACCGCATGGGCTATCGTCGCCGCGCCAGAAAACTGGTGCATGGAGGAAGGTGGCAGTGAGTGTGAAGCGTAACGACGAGCTGATGTTCTACACAGAGTGCTGGCGGGAACTGCGAAGCTTTCTATCAGAGGTCGTGCGGGACAACACGGGCGAATATCCCTTCGCGCAGGATGTCTTGAATCTGATGCGCAGTATCGAACGGAAATACGAGGGGTGCTGATATGAGTAAATCTTGGACGCCCGAGGAGCTGGCCGCTGCCAGTGCCGCGATGAAAGCGGAGGGCCACATGAGCTACGAGGAGTTCTGCGCCGCGCCAGTGTTGCGGCTGGAACACAGAGGCCGCGACAGCTGGGATCGCCCCGTCTACGAGTGCGACGGTCGGCTCTATGTCGATGTCGACCCGCGCCGGAGCAGACCTGCAGACATCTGCACGAAGCAGGGCAACGCCTTTGACGGCGAGCCCTGCGACCCTGTTCCAGAGGGAACGATCATTGAGTTCGTTCCGGAGCGGGATACATGGGATTTTTGAAAGGAAAGCGCAGCGGCCACGCGCAAGCACCTCTCTCGCCGCCGTAGGCGAGTTGCAACACGCTCTTTGCATCGTGGGAGGGTAGACGCACACCAAAGCCGCAAAAAGCGCCACAGCGCCCCGTAAACGCGAAAGCGCCGGAAAATAGAAAAAGCCCCCTCGACAGGACGGTAAAATCCTGCGAGGGGGCTTTCATTGTGTGGGCGGCATTCAGATGGCGGGGCTGTCGATGCTGCCGTCGTCCTCCGTGTCGGTCCGGAAGTTGTTTGCCTTGGCCGCCTCAAAGGTGATCCCGCCACGCTTGTGGTCGGACTTCGCAAGCGAGAGGTAGCCGTTTGCTCCGGCGATGATGATCGCCTCACCAACGCCGGTGGCGGCGGTAAGCCATGCAGCGGCGGCGGTGTAGCCGCTTTTGATGCACAGATACATGAGGAACAGGCATTCTTGAACGATCAGCAGACCGGCCAGCATCGCCAGCAGGCACACGACCTTGCTCCATTCGGCCTTGCGCTTCTTCGCGGCTCTGCGCTTGCGCCTTGCCATCAGCTCAGCCCAAACTTCTGGGCGAAGCGGTAGAGGACGGTCACCAGCTGCTCGCGGGTCATCATGTCCTCCCACATTCCATTGAACTCATCGGAGTTGCCGCCGCGAATGATGCCGTTATCCACGGCCCATTTGCGCGCTTCCTCCGAGTAGGCGGAAGCATCGTTGTCCTGAAGCTCCTTGCGCATCTCACGCCAAAGCTCCTTGAATTTGTTGATATCCATATCGTCATCCTCCTCGTCCATGCCTGCGGAAAGCTGGGCTGTCACCTTTTCGGCGAGGTCGCCCATGCGGGCGTACATCCAGTTCCCGGGGCAGCTTTTGTTGGCAAACCAGCGGTGTACGGTCAGCACCATCTCGTCCGGTGCAGGGGTGTAGGCAAGCGTCTTGTCCTTATCCTCCAGCCAGAGCAGCTTGGTCTTGCCGTTGCGTTTGCAGATGTCGACGCAAAGCGTAATGAGGGACTGATAGACCACATCGCGGAATGCGTACGGCTCTGCGCCATCGGACGCACATTCAATAGTCACCGCCCGCTGGTCGTTTGCGTTGCTGGAGGAACACCAGGATCGGTTTTTCTCCTCGACATACATACCGATGCGGCCGTCCGCGCCGATCCCGTAATTGCAGCTCGCCTCTCTGGAGGCAGGGAGAAAGATATCTCCCAACCGCTCCACGCTGCACTGGCCCACTACGCAGTGTGGCGTGATGCGGTCGATCTTACGGGCCCTCTGCCCGGAGTGATTCGGGCTGAGCTTTGTGTAACTGACAAGAGGGCTATTGCTCATAGGTCATTCCTCCTCGGGGGCGGTATGGTCTTCCTTGCCCTCACCGGAAGGCAGCGCAGTAGGCGCCGCGTCCGCCCCGGGTGTCGCGGTAGAGAGCATATCTTTCAGCTTTTTCAGTACATCAACGGCATAGGCGGTAAAGGCTGCCAGCATAGCCAGCGATACCGCTGTCATCAGGTTTACGGTCTGCCCATCGACCTCCACTACCATCAGATCGGGGTTGAGGTACCCGGCGAAGTAGACCGCGACCAGCGCCGCTGCCACAACTGCACTCTTGATGCAGCCGTTGCGGAACTTCGTCTGATCCCATTCCCCATCAATGATGGCATTGATGGAACCGAGGGCAATGTTCGCGGCGATCAGCAGCACAAGCCCTGCGGCCAGGCGGATGATCGTCATATCCAGCACGTTCATTGTGCGTCCTCCTTACTGCAAAAAGTCGTTGCTGTCCAAGCACCGGCGATAGATCGTCTTGATCCGGTCACTGGTCAGCTCTGTTACATTGTTTTCAAACTCCGGGTGATCCTCGCAGTATCGTTCGTAGGCGGCGATGTCCCGGAGCGTTTGGTCGAAATGATCTTTGGTGTGGCGCTCGCCGTGGAGACATTCATCGCCGAAGCGTAGAATGCGCGCCCGGCAGTTGACGGCCTTTTCCTCGGCCATGCCAGACCGAACGCACTGCAGCTCGCTTTCGAGCTTTCCGACCTTCTCCAAGACCTCGCTGTTGATAGCGCGCCCGAAAGCCTTTGCTATTGCAGACCACGGATTGATTTTGATGGGGGCGAGCTGGAGCAGCGTCAGCAGCATAAACAGCGCACTTCCCCCACCAAACAAAATATCCTTGAGCGTCATCTCTCAATCCTCCTCTGCGCGTGATAAGAAGGGCAGCCCCGCAAAGGAGCTGCCCTCCGTATCAATGCCGTGGTCAGACGGTGACTTCGAGATCTGCCAGGATCTCCTCGACCTGCTTCCGAATCAGGCTCGGAACCTGGTCGATGGTCTTCTTGCCCTTGACGATCAGGGTCGCGTAGACAACTGCCATAACTGCTACCTCCTTTCCCATCAGAATGTATAAAAGAAGGAGCCGAAGGCTTTTCATAAGCCCTCAGCTCCATTCTTGCTATTTTCGAGGATTTCCCGGACGGCTGCTCGCAGCTGGTCGGGAACTTCCTCAATCGTCTTTTTTCCTTTGCGGATCAGGTCTGCGTAGACCTTCACCATGTAATTGCTCGCCATCAGTTACGCGCCTCCTGTTGTAGATGTCACGGCGACGATCTGTTCGTAGACATCGCATAGCGCCATCTGCGTATCGGTGACCTGCCCCTCAAGGCTCGTCACCTTTTCCGTCAATGCCGCCTTGTCGGTCTCCAGGTCGGCTACCTGCTGCTGCAGGGAGGGGATCGTCTTGCCCTCTGCCTCATGCAGCTTGGCTTGTGCAAGATAACCGGCATAGTTGCCGAGGATGTCTTCACTCAGGCCGTCGTACATATTCAGCTCCAAGTGATATTCATCATACACCCACCCGCTGATGGTCAGCTCGTCACGCTTTTCCTCAAACGGCTTGGCGTTCTCATAGAAGCGTACCAGGGCTACCCCCGGCTTATTAGGCTGCTCCTCCAGCGAGAATGCGTTGCTGGGCGCGTTGTCGCCTCTTACTCTCATTTCGCACGACCTCCTTCAGGTGTTTTACTCCAATCGGGTCAATGTACTTCACCCGAATTGTATGACTATTGCAGTGTTTCAGTTGCCCGGCGCGGCTCAGTAGCCCGGAGGCCTGGGCGAACATGATAGGCTTCCCGGCGTCAAGCCGTTTCTTGACGCGGCGGCATTGCCGGGTGAAGCGCAGGAAATTCCGCTTGCGCAGAATGACATGAGTGCGGGAAAAGCGGTAGCCGACCGCGCTCACCATGCGCTTTGCCGTGGGATAGATCTGCCAGTTCGCTTTCATGGACAGGCCGAGCCGCTGCTGCATGAATGCGGCGATCAGCTTCCGCGCCTTGTGCAGATGCTTCTTATTCGGCCCGAGTAGGGTGATGTTGTCCATGTAGCGGGTCATATACTTCACGCCCGGCAGCGTCATGATGTACTGGTCCAGAGACTCCAGGTAGAAGTTTGCCAGCCATTGGCAGATGTAATACCCGATAGCCAGCCCGCCGCCGCAGGATTCGATGATGGAATAGACCGTCCGCAGAAAGCGCTTGTCCTTGATCTTCCGCGCCAGCGCCCAGATCAGCCGCTTGCCGGAGATGCTGGGGTAATACTGTGCGACGTCCAGCTCGGCGGCGTACTTCGTCCCTTTCGGATCATTGCGGAGCGCGCCACGGATCTTCTTGTGAATTCGCTTCCCACCGCGCCCAGGGATGGACGCGCAGGACCACGGGTGCATTCCGCGCATGAGTACCGGTTTCATGGCCGTCACCAGCATCCACTGAATCACGCCGTCCGGCCAGAACGGGACCATTTTGATCTTCCGGTACTTCTCGCTGCTCTCGTCATAGATCTCACGCACTTTCGGCGCGGATGGCACAAAGCTCTCCGTTGCAACAAGCTCGTAGGTCTTTTCGACGTATCCGTCAAGGTCCGCCAGTACGCGGGCGATGTCTCGCCTGTTCCGACGCCCCTTAGCCGCCTCCTGTATGACGCTGCGGATAAAGTCCCGGTCAACCATCTTGTCGTAGAGATAGCCGACTCGTTTCGGCATAGGATTTTCCCTCCGTCCTTGTTTGCCTGCGAGATTGTTCGAGCCGAAGCCTACTTAACCCCGTCCTATGCGGCAATATTTTCACCAAGCGGTGAGGGAAAGCCCGCGCCAGTCAAAAAGAAAAACAAGTAGTCGCGCGCCGACGTTGGAGTTCGTGTCGGAAGACGAGTTGTTCGCGTTGAAGTAGAAAAGGCCGGCATTGCCGCCGTTGTTCCAGTTGCCACCGACGTGGAGGACACGCCAGCCAGAGTTGTAGTTGGCGTAGAAATCAAGCCCTCGGCGCATGGCGCAGACAGTCCC